CTGGATTTTTGGCCGAATGATAGATCTGCCTGAGCACTTCCCGATGTACTGCATTGATCTCAAGCAGATTTTGGATGCGTCTAGGCTGGAAGTCCCAGATGATATTAAGCCGCAGAAAGCCCATGATGCCCTCGCTGACGCCTATTACTACAAGCGGATTCATAATTATATTTTACAGTCATGAATGAACTAAATCAGGTCGAACTCACCGAAATCAAGAACCGTCTTTTCGGTCAATACTGCATCAATTCACCAAGCCTTGGACCCTTTGAGTGTTTTCGAATGGCTCCGGGTATTCTGTCGGTTCCGAACTTGCCGGAATGGGTGCAGAACATGTTCCGGACTCAACAAATCGGGTTCTTTGACAAGAAAACTCCGGCAACTGTCAATCGGTATTGGATGAGATCCGGAGGAGCCCAGCCCTTGGTACTCAACCAAGGCGATTGGTTCGTCAGAGTGTGCGATGAACCATTGGAAATCAATCGGTACACTCCGGAAGCCTTCAATTTGAAGTACGGAGCAAAGGAAATCATTGCTCCGGCGGGACTTGAGGCACCGATGGAACGGACGGTTGAGGTTTATGCCCCTACGCATGACGAAATCGTTCTGGCAGGCGAAATTGAGACCTATTTGGAAGTATCCTGTGCGGGGGGAGTGTCCAAGGCATACTACCATTACCTAGAAATAGCCAAAGATATGCTCCGGACGGGACCATTGAAGACCCGGATGGAGCCGATCCGCAAATATTTGGCGAAGTTGGCGGAAAAAGGAGGGCAAGTGTACCAGTCGAAGTACTACAAGTTTCTTTCTGAGGCGGTGGAGTTGATGGATGGGGAGGAATGAAAGTAAAAGATTACATTCAATCTGGATTGATGGTCATTGTGATGCTTTTTCTCATTTATATGGCGATTGCTAGGCTTACGTTTCAATATCGAAATCCTCTTGCCAATGAAATGAGCCTATATCGAAACTTCTCTGATGTTATGACATGGAAGAAGCTTCCAGAGTACCAGTATTAAGGAATGATGCTATGGATACAGGAATTCTAAAAACCAGTGAAATGATAGCGTTTGGGGATGATCGCAATACTCATAACACAGAATCATTGAAAAAGCTTGGAGGCATATTTTATGAGCTCGGTAGAGAGCAGTGGTGTGACACAATCATGGATAGTTGGCGCAAAGAGGGGAAAGATTTATGGGTGAAACGTGGGTAATTTTTGATGCCGTGTGGCAACCGGGAATGAATACCGGCGAGGTTTTAGCCAGAGATCAGCCTCCTTGTTTTAGACAGGGGATGTGGGTTCGAATCCCACCGGCATCAATCTTTCTTTGAGGAATGATCACTCGGTACGACTACGAGTTCCCTGACGATTGGGACGATCTGAAGATAGAGCTTTGGTGTTTGGCGAATGCGGAAGACACGCATCTGCACCTGAAGCACTGCATGTTTATGCTTTGGCCTCATCTCTACACGGGCGAAATGGCCCCAGGTGTACCCCGATGGAGGGCAGATTTGGAGTTGATGACGTGGGCATGGTCGAATTATCGGACGATGACGGTAATCGGACACGCCTCCGCGGGTAAGACCCATACGATGGCCCATATCGCCTACACGCATTACTTGGCGGATGCGGCGAACACGATTATTACCCTGACCTCTACCCACCTTCCAGGACTCAAGAAACGATTATGGTCCGACGTGGTGAGTGCTCACAAAACGTCAATCATTTCGCAAAGCGGGGCGGACTGCATGCACATTCGCCCGTATGACATGACCATTCGGCCAGCCCAAAACCCGAAAGAGGACAAATACATCATTGAGGGGATTGCGGTGGACCGTGGTGAGGAGGCAGTGACCCGAATTCAAGGGAATCACTCCCGAAATCACCGATATGTGATCATTGACGAGGCGGAAGGAACGCACCAAGCCATTTTTGACGCAGCATCCAACTTGATGACAGACAACGACTTCCGATGGGCGATGTTGGCCAATCCCGAGAATGAGAATGGAGAGTTCGGAAGTTGGTGCGAACCGACACACGGCTGGAACTCCATCGATCCTGACGAAGATCTGCACTGGGAGACTGCGCGAGGGGGGGTTTGTGTCCGATTGGACGGATTGAAGTCGGCAAACTTCCGCGATCCTGCACCCGAAGGCAAAAAGCCCTACTTCCCTTTCCTGATCGACCAGGCATACGTGGACCGAATCAAGAAAGCGTATGGTTTTGAATCTGCCCGGTGGTGGATCTTCGTCCGTGGATGGTTCCCTCCCGCGGGGTCCATGGGCACGATCTTCTCAAAGAACATCCTTGGACATGCCCTGGAGCGGATTTTATACAACTATCCACCAACACCATGTGCTACGCTCGACCCAGCGTTTGAAGGGGATGACGAATGTATTTTACAGTTTGGTGAATATGGAGCGGCGAACGGTTCCGACTACGCCTTCAACTTTATTGAATCCGTCACTGTGAAGGCCCAGGTACAGATCGGCGGCGAGCCACTGGACTATGTGATTGCTCACGAAGTCATGCGGGAGTGTGCCTTGAGGGGAGTGCAGCCGGAGAACTTCATCATGGATACCACTGGAGCAGGTCGTGGTGTTTACGCCATTTTGCGGAAGGAGTGGGGGTTGGTCAATAAATGTGATTTTGGAGGCAATCCCAGCGACCGGAAACTTCGGGCCTACGATGATTCAACCTGTGCGGATTTGTTTGATCGATTCGTGACAGAGCTTTGGTTTTCGTGCCGGGTCTTCATGGAGGCAGGATTGATTGGGAACTTGACCATCCGTGAGAAGAAGCTTCGGGAGCAATTGGCGGCTCGAAGGTTTGAAATGAAGTCCAAGAAAGAGTCAATTGAGACCAAGAAGGATATGAAGAAGCGGCTGGGGTATTCTCCTGACCATGCGGACGCCTTCGTGCTGTTTACTGAGCTTTTGAAAAGAAAAGGTGCGATAACGGAGGATACGGCTGTACCATTGGGAGATGTGCAGGCAGAGATGGATCGGGCAGTTGCGTATAGCGAGACGCAAGTAGAGGAATTCAGTCATGGAAACTTTTAGATTGAACCGATTGACGACTCCAACAGTGAGTAAAGAAGAGGAGATGGGGGAGTGGTGTGAACCTCAAAAGGAATGGGAGGATTTGGCTATGGAAACTTCGGCTTGTTCTCGGCTTGTTGATTGTATTGTCAAAATTCGACCTTGGTTCGAGCAATCAGCAGCAACGGAAGCAGTTGATAAGATCCCGGATGATCAATTAGAGGGGGCGTGGGCGTGGACAGCAACCTACCTTGTGGCTCTTGAGCGTCGAATTTCTTCCGAAAAAAAAAGGTGATCAATAAGGATGGAAATTTCTAAGAAATTTTTAAAAACAGTGGAAACCGTCCCGCCTGGGGGATGGAAATACATTGACCCAGACTCGAAACTACAGATTCTGGGAACTTCATTTGATAGGCTCAAAGATCAAGTACTAACACATCGGACGTACTTAGGGAACGATACAACCAATTACCCGGATGAGATTGAACATCAGATTTGTTCAAGGATTCCGGAGTCCTGGGTGCAGGACGAACCGAGGCCATACAAATGAACGATTTAGAGATAGAGGTACAAGAACGGAAAGTGGGTGACGCACAGTCTGCTCATACGCTTTACACCAAGATGCAGAAGCATCACGAAGAGCGGGAAAAAGGCTTTGCATTGATTGAGAACCAAATCAATGGGGGTAAACCCTATGACCCAGCAAAACTTGCACAACAGGGGCAATCATGGCGAGCCAACTTCAACTTTGGTGATGCTGCCAGTGCATTAGAACAGGCTCAGGTATCCTACTGGCGATTATTGCACGATACCAGCAACCTCATCAATATTGAGATCCACACGGACCACCCAGATCGTGATCGATGGGCACAAACCATCATGCAGAACTTCAATCGATTCATAGAAGATTGGGGTGATGAGTATGTATTGAGCTATTTGAACTTCTCCCGGAACCATTTACTGTATGGGGTAGGACCAATCCTTTTCCCAAATCGGGACACCGCACGATGGAAACCAGTGCGAACCAATGACATTATGGTTCCTGACCGTGCACCCGCGTCTTCCTCCGGCCAAGATATACTTTTGGTGAAAGAAGAGTTTTCGATCTCCCAACTATGGGAGCGAATCCGCACCGAAGAGAACAAGAAGGCTTCGACGGTTCGCGGCTGGAATGTGGACGGGATTAAGAAACTGCTCAATCATTCCATCCGTGGGAACAAGAACACCGACACTCAGGATTGGGTGAAAGTTGAGGACCGTATCCGGAACAAAAGCACCCAGCTATCTGAAGAGCATGGGATGATCGAAGTCGTCACCATCTACGTGAAGGAGTGGGATGGCAAGGTGTCCAAAGTCATCTTCAGTGACAAGTTTGTTCAGGCAGGATTCATCTTTGATGATCACAATACAAACTTCCGGGGCGAAGACATTTCCGATGATATTTCCTTCGTGTTCTTCGAGGTAGGAAACGGAATGTTCCACAGTGTGAGAGGGTTTGGATACAAGAATTACCAAACCTCCATCGCGATGAACCGTTTGAAGTGCAAGATCTTGGACCGTTGCACCATTGAAGGGTTGAACTTCCGCGACAATTCCGAAGGCACACGTACTACCATCCCCATTCTCAATATGGGAGCGTACAATATCGTTCCCCGCGACCTGGAGC